GCACTTGCAGCCCAAGCCTTACAAAAAAGAAAAAGCTTGACGCTAGCACCGTTAAAGTTGCTGTCCGTTTGGCGACGGACAAAATTCTCTATGAGACAAAACCTATACTCTAGGACACAACAAAAACGTAAAACACGTCAAGTTTAAAATGACTGTCCGTCACCTGGCCGACTGCGGGCCATGGCACATTATAGTAAGTGCTTAAAACTGTTTTCTAATCCACGAAAACTGTGGGGAACATTTATTACTCTTTCCATTGAGTGTAGTAATCAAAATGGCTCCTGATCCACGGAGCCTGTGGGGACAATTTATTACTCGTTCCATTGAGTGTGTTTAAATTAATTCCTGATCCACGGAATTTGTGGGGACTATTTATTACTCGTTCCATTGAGTGTGATTAAGTTTTAGGGTTGGGAAATGAATTTTCAACATAGACACGTGGCATTCCTGTCCAAAAGTAGAACTGAAAATCATCACCTGCAGCAACGTGGAAATCAAAAACGGCTGGTTCAGCACCAAATATGGTACTGAAATCTGCTCTGTACATCCACGTTGGGGGCCTGACAGCTCCACCAACCAAACTGGTGTAATCTAACAACTTGGTAGGACAAAACCGAAATCGAGAATACCAAGGTATTTCTACCTCAAGTGCGGTGTTGGTGTGATTGGTGAAAGCCGTCCCCAACAAACCGTGGGGAACAGCTGTGACATCTACCGAACCAATAAACTCAGCATTCTGGAGACGTTCGAAAACGGCTTGATCCGGACTTTGTCCCGTTGGATAAGGCAAAACCTGGGATAAATAACCAAACTGGTCACTAGCCCTTGTGCGTGTAGCGTAAGCTGAAAAACTCGTGGCATTGAGTCCAACAGCGGGCATAACCTTCCATCGCAATGAGCCTTTCCAACCAGCAAAAGCTGGCATAAGGTAATTTAAGAGTGTTGTATTACAATAGTTGTAAGGGTCATCAACTGCTCTTTTGTCAATCGCACCAGGAACGTTTCCACGAAAGTATGGAAACGCAAAGATGCGATGTAACACAGACCTTATTGCATTACCAGTTCCTGCAAAATTTACTGAGTGATGATGGCTATACCGCTTCAGTAAAGTGCGGAATGATGCAATAACTTCGCCCGCAAACACCTTGTTCAGATGAGGAGATTCGTATGTAGAAAACAACGGCATCACCTGATCTTGAACTGGTTTCGAAGGCTCAGAAGTGTTCGAGTCCAAGACCGGAAATTGTCCGGACTGGGGCTTAAACACAAGCTCACTCATGCGGTCACCTGGAACAAATACTTCAAAATCGTCACCGGCAGAGACAAAAACGTTTATCTCTATGCCATTATCGATTGTGGTATCAGGAACAGTCAGTTGATTCAAAACCCGAACTGACAATATTCCGTTCGCCCCAGAGCCGACAGGGGAACTACCATAATACAAAGTAGGACTTGCATTGATAATCCCAGTCGGCAACAAGGTCAATTCCTGACCGTTCGATATGGACATGGTGAAATCATCTTGCTCTGAAATGTCGACCAACATCATGTGATTGGTGTTAAATTCAGTAGCAATTTCCCGCGTAGGATCCCATGAAAAGCGCAATCTACCCTTATGAAAAGCAGATCTCACAATTTGGAATCGAAAATTGATCGTTCCTGTCCAATATTGAAAAGGTAACGAAGCTGCACAGATTGCGGTCAGGTGTCTCGCTGCACCACCTGATACTCCATACAGTGTCGGATCAACCGCCGTATTCCACAACAATGTATCGACAGAAGTTCCAAGGTCCCAGGAAAAAGTCGTCAAATAAGATTCACGCTGTGCAATGGATTTTATTGACAATTCATCACAAACGTCCAAACCAGAAATACGGGGATCTATAGTCGTCTCTTGGTATGCATCTACAGTGAACTTCTGAGTGTTGTCAGGAACATTAGTCAAAGCCAATGAACTTATACAACGCGGAGAATACATCGCGGGTGTGGCCGTAACAGTAGGTCGTGAAAACCCAAATATCTTGGCCGCCTTTGCGATAGACGACGAAACCATCTCTGAAGCCATCGCATATGGTGCTAACCATGGAATCACTTTTAATGCACCTGCTACCTTGGAAACAACAGTTGCAGGTCCAGAAATCATCCCAGTCTTATTGGCTTGCTGGAATTCTCCCATCTGCGGAGAAAGTGTTCCGGGTGGCAAATTGGTAAGAACTGACAATTCGACATCCGTAGCCCAAGCGAGAACAGTAATGGTCATGACATCAGCAGCGCCATTGGCATGTTTCAACGAATTCAAAGATCGAAGATAGATGGTACCAAGACCTTCCCATTCGGCAGTGGGAATTCGCAAATAATTCTTGTGAAAGAAAAATGGGAGATGTAACTCTCCACCTTGCGAAGTGGTCGGATCCAAAAAGATTCTCGGACACTGAGAACCCTGAATAAGATCTTCACTTATGAGGGCTGAATCTGTATCAACAAGATTGTATGGTTCCAACGGTCTATAGTACGCCAAAGCTCGGCCATACTGAAAGGGATTACCGTTAACAATAAATCGAACATGCAAATTTGCACGCATCAAATTGAAGTTGGCTATCCTATTGGAAACACGATTGTTGTTGAAGAACAAAGCCCAAGGATTGAAATCCTCTGCTAATACGGTGTTAACTCCCCAGTCATACTCCGCTATGCGCACAGGTCGTGACATAAACTGCGCCAATGGTGCTGTATTGTCATCTTGTGATTTGCGCGTGACATCGATGTAATCAGGTACAGCAGTAGTGTAATCTTGAGGCTGATTTAACATTTCGACGTTTTGATGCACTTCATCCGTGCCATCCTGACCAACAACTGGTTGACTGGATTGAGGGACTATGTCATCTTGGTTTACCGGTATAAGGCGTCTCACCTTCTTATCGTTTTTAAATATGTAATATAAAATGTGTAAAAATGAAGTAAACTAATATAAATTCATATATAATGCGTAGTTTAATGCAAAAATATATATAACACGAAATATGAACTGCACGAAATTCTGTACTAAAAAGTACTACCACTACGGTATGCATACTAATTCAAAGCCTCTACGTCCTCTTCAGGTGTGAGAAGGGAACGCATGGTAACCAGTGAATCAGTGTTAACTTCAACTTCTGCAGCGTTACGCTGCTCCCCCACGTTGCTGCGGGGGTTGTAGTCGTGATGCCATTTGGCAACACGCTGGTCGTAGGAAACATCTAGTTCCCTGACGAAATGTGCGATATCGCACTCAGCGACTACAGCCTGTAGCTGTTTCTGCCGCTCTTCATAGACTTGACGTCCATGGAAGAAGAAGTCCCGTAGGGCTCCATCGATGACCTCACCTGCACGCTCTTGGGGCAGACGATCGTCACCTTTCTCCTTCACCATACAGTGAAGGGATTTGAAAATTGAACTTTGCGCAAGGGCCCCTACCCTTGTGTTCAAATCTTCGAGATACACGCTGGAGCGCTTAAGGAATTCCATTTCCGCAAGGGGAAGAAACTCTGTCAACTCACTTTCCTTATCTGGCATGGTGTAAGTCATGCCAAAAGGTTGGAGAAAACCTGACATAGATGCAATGTTGAACTTCTCATAGCCTTTAGCGACGGAACCGATGTTATCATCTCCGTACGTCATCAAAGCGACGCACGGTCGGAACTCATCCGCTTCTGGATAGAGATGGAAAAACACTATACGCATCAAGAGCGCTCCACACTGGCCATTGACATGCACTGTCATAGGAACTCCCGAAATCCATCCACCTTCAAGTAATGATATCAAATCTCCATTGAAGTTAATGTATGGGTATACGAGATCCCCTATGAGCGCACGCATGATCTGCATATCTTCAGCGCGATATCCCATCTTCTCCGCGATGGAACAGCAAATGTCCAGACTAGCGATAAGCAACTGGGTGGGTAGAGTTTGATCATATTTGGAATAATCTCCAGCAATCAATCGGTCTGTACCCTTAGATTGAACGTAATCCATCATAGTCGACCACTCAGGTCCGACAGAATTAAGTCCAACTGCACACTCGGAGATAGTAGGGTTCATCTGCAGTAAGCGCAAAACAGGAAGATAATATTTCCTTGCCAAGAAAATGACGGGAAATGCGCTCGAGAAGAATATTCGACACTTCTTCTTAGCGACAGGCAACACTTCATCTTTTGCGCACGCCTTTGCAATGCCACATCCACGAACACCACTGCGCAAACACTGCTCATAGTCCTCCACTAGCTGACGTGCAAAGACTGTAAGTTCTCTCTTACCTATGTCATCCATGTCGACGATAAACTGCTTCTTCTTCCCACTAAATGGGTAACCTGCTGCAGTCTTTAACTCCATACCATCAATATATCGCTTGCCAGGGATACCGTTGATATTTTCCTGCTCGGTAAGCGGAGATTGCCCACACCATTCGGGCGAGGCGGCAAGAGCCAAGAGTGGCGCGGCATAATCTTTCACTGCCCGCAGAACAAGATCGGGAGGGAAAGAATCGCTGGGAGAGCACATGTTCGCTGCACACTTCTGGAAGGGAAACCATGACGGCTTCATCTTCGGAGGTCCATAGATATTCAATGCATTGCAATGACGTGCTACTGCATCAGAGATACAATGCTCGCGCACGTTCGTCCGTGGCGTGGCTCCACCTAAAACAGATCCATGATACTGTAAAGTGGATGTATGCGGCAAATAGCGCAATGGACTCTTGGAAGAAAGAGCATTTGTTGACCAAAAGTTAACTCCCCCGAAGCTAGTTGGCATCGGACCATGTTGAACTGTCACTTGTAAGCCAGGGATAGCGTTAAAGTGGGAGATCGCCCGGTCAATCAGATTCGAACTGACATGATGATACATCCCTACTGATTTACCATCTATGCCTCCGACGTGAATTCCTACAATTCTAGCTCCTTTGCGCAACTTGATGAGTGGAGCTCCACATAACCCCCGAAAGGTGTTGATGGAACAATTCTCATATAACCCTCCTGCAAACCTGGCTTTGCCCAAATGCTTGGCATTGTTAGTAACCATAGCAGTTGTTGGTGTACAAGTATACCTATTCAAGTTGCCATTCGGTTCGCGGTATAGGCCGGAAGCTGGAAAGCTACCGTCCCTATCTGAATCTAGGTAAGGAGACAAATCTTTGAAGGAACCTCCTGTCGGTGAATAGCAGATAGCTAGGTCCTGGCCTTCCTCAAAATAGGTAGTTTCGGGTGATATTATCGTGCGAAATTTACCTCCCGATGTTTCAGGCTTCGCTCCGTACATAACAACCTTGAATGTCTTTGAAATATCCAGGTAATGTCTTGGTAGCAAGAAGATATTCGAGGTGAGGAACAAGCAAGAGGCTCTGTACGTCACTCCGTCAGGTGCGAGTAGAGATGTGCAAAATAGGTTCTTCGCAACAATATTCTCCAACTGTTCAGGCTGAACTGACAATGTAGTAGTATCACCAGGTTCAGTTCGGGATACGCGTTCCACCTTAATCCAAGGATTAGGCGCCGCATTATCGACCTTAACTGTACCTTGAGAGACTTCTTCCTTAGAGATAGCTGAGCCTTGCACTGAAGGATTCGTCTTGACAAAGAACTTGAATAGCTTTGCAATGGCAAACGCCCCGGCAACAGCAGTGGATGCCTTCAAGAGGTTCTCACCATACTTGTCGCGCCAAGTCTTCACAACGTCTGAAGTGGCGTTGCGAGCGTATAGCTCTCGCACCATCAGAGTTTTGACGAAATCTTGCAAATGGGCAACAAACGTACATGACGTAGTGACCAGTGGCAAGCCAACAAGGTACTTATACTTAGACTTGCGCATCAAAATGGCCGTAACCAAGTTGATTCCGATCACCGCTCCAACACTGAAGATGTACCTACGCTTCATACGTTGGTAGTTAGCAACGAAGTACATATTTCGGAACCACTCAGATTCAAGCCACGGTGTTGGTACGAGTTTCATCCAACTGGCGTGCCAACAAAACCGCCTAGCGGCGGCAAGTGTAAGGACACCAGTGCCAACATCCAATCCCGTCACGAAATTTGTGGCTTCGTTCGTGAACTTCTCCACTAGCAAAGCTTTAGATCGTGTAATGGCGGTGCCAAACGCTCCAAAGTGGGGCGTGATAACACTCTCAGCATCCGATCCACAATCTTCGCACTCGTCTTCTGCTGGCCAATCGGGATGTTCGGGACAGTGACCTGCGATTTGTCTGCAACCGGGATGCCCGCAAGTACGCACAATCTTCGTTTGTGCATTCTCGACAAGTTTCCGCTGAGATTCGCGATGCTCCAAGAATTCGGGAATTAAGCGCTGAATGAATGTTTCCAAGCTAACGCTTTCTCCCTTGTCGATGACAGGGTCCTTCTTGGCAAGAAAACCTCTCTTTTTCTTACCTTTCTTCCCGGTATGAGCATCGAACTCCTCTTGGGCTTCATCCATTTGCTCATAAAGAACAGGATTGACGGCGCCATCGTACACATATGGTGCGACATCCGTCAATTTCTTAGGGCAAATGGGCCTAGGGCGCGAGATGTACCAATGATCCTCAATCACGGGAACTTCCGTGATGCCAAGGCGCCTGTACTTCTCTGCAACTTTGGCGTGACTCAATCCTAGCAAAATTCCATTGCTACAATTCTGAACATCATCTTTAGCCACAACATCGAGAATAGCATTGAAGCGTCTCTGTAGCGCATAGGGGCAATTGAGATATTGCCCTGCACAGAGATCGAGCTTATTCGTGGTGACTATGACTAAGTCTGGCTCAACGAATACTTTCCCCTTGTGCTTGAGATCAGCTTTCGGCGCGATGAAGACACAATTGTTACCGATATCAATCATCAACCTGCAAGGGTTGACAGTATCCATCAATTTCTCCTGCATAGCATCATCAATAATGGCAACGTTGAAGTTGGAAAACCAGTTGTCCATCCATTTGGACGAGCAATTAATAATTCCTCTTCGCGTGACGTCATTATCAAGACCAGCTGCTGCCATAAGAGCTGCGATAATCTGCTCACAAATCGTAGATTTACCCATAGCGCTTCCCCCGTAAATTTGAATCATAAACGGGGCAGGACGAAGCTTGGCACCGACTTTCATAACACAAAAGTCAATCTCGATTCGAGCAATTTCGATCAGCTTTCTCTCAATGATGGCTTTCTCAATGCCCTTAAGCTCCTTGGAGATACGTCGGAAACGATCGCCGACTGTTCCCAACAAGTGGGAAAAATCAGGACCAGATGCTCCGGTCATCTTCTCCAGATTGCCATTCTCGGCATAAGCCCACCACTTCTGCAACTTTGCGTAATCCGCGTCAAGGTCTGCACAACTATCGATATCCATAAACATGGGCATCAAAGAACGCGACTCATAACAAAGATAAGTCTTTTCGACAAAGAAAAGGACAGTGTCCATAACCGCATCGAACAAAGAAAAGGCGTTCTTGTGACAGCTCAGTAGATCGGGTTCGATCACAGTGAGACTTCCAATCTTAAATGTAAGCTGATTTGTCTCACAAATGTTACCCATAACTAAAATTCCTAGCAACTTCGACAATTTAGGAAAGAAAGAGCTGGATAGCATATCTTTCCAATTGTCGCGGAGCCAAGACATCTGAGTCTTGAAATCAGGACCGTCATCTTCACTCTGGGGTGAAACTCCAAGCGGCGCAATGCTTTCAATGACCACTTCCGCAAGAGATTTGCTGAAATGGGTTTTAGCATACGCTGTCGTAGCACACAGCATAGAGGCAGAATTGGTGCAACCCTGAATGGTACCAAGGAAAAGCAACAAATCTTCCAACATGCTGACAGCGCCTCCGTACTTTTGGTTTGGAAGAGCCGACGTGATGTTCGCAAGAAGCTTCTGTGCGTCTGAGAACCAGTCACGCGATTCAATACTAAGATCGAATACGCGAGTACCATACGACGCTTGAGGACCTAAATCATAAGTTTCGCCGTGGCACCACCAACTCCCCTGGGTGTACATCCGTGGGGTACGATCAATTTGCTCAGGAGCATCCAATGGGAATACCCATGGGTAGCGGGGACACCGCAATTTCGTCTCAGGCGGCGTATTGATCGGGTTAACGACGAGATCGCTTCGCGGCGATCCACCACGAAAACTTCGAGGTGCGATGAGACTCCAATTTTCACTATGATGATAGTAAACAGGATACCTACATGGCACTCCAAGATCGCGGTATTGAGAACATCGTCTGCATATCTGCATATGCGTATCGATATGTTGACGATCAAAAGATCGATAACAAACGATGCACTTATCTCTATGCACCCAGCCCTCCGCTGGGGTGACATCCTCTGCGCAAGGTAGATTACCAGACGCGACTGGTGAGTAGGCAAAATACAACTGAAAAGCCTTCTCATAATCCAAATAGGACGAAATCTCGGTGACTAGAGATTTGGGCAGATGCTTCGGGATAAAGCATGCCGGTTCCACAAAGTGATACTCAAGTTGGAAATCCTTTATATCCAACTTAACGGGAGCAACATTCGTGGGGGCCTGATAAATCTTCGGAACAAGCCAAGAGCTAGAATCATCACTTGATGAACCAGCGGACAATGAATTTTCTTCTTCATCATCACCTATAGTTTCCACCTCTCCTTCGTTCTGACCTACGTCCAGCAACGAAACCGTGTCGTCTTCAGCTAAACCTGCCAACTCCATAGTTGTAGGCGTTTTCGCACTAAAATCAACACTCCCACTATCTCTTCGATCAGAATCGAACGAGATAATATCCAACACAACTTCCAAATCTAGATATCCATCTAACTTGGAATTCCTCTTCGGCACATTAGAATTTTTGTTTGTTTGCGTAGCAAGAATTAAATACAGACAAGGGAACTTCTCGGATTCCACAAGTCCCGGGATTGGTCGTATGGTACGGTCACCATCCCTCGGCAGCCAATTTGCATTGAACTACCAACCGTTTGCAACATTTCGGATCGTCTCCTGAGCATGAAGCAACTCAGCTCTCAAAGGTAATTGACAGCGGAAAGAGTTACCAATTCTTTTCCTTTTATAAACTGTACAATATCACCTAAGAGGCTCCACCCAATTATTGATCATCAGATCATGCAATATAAAATCCCGACATATTCCATTTTCATGAAGGGTTTTTGAGTATCAGTAGGACGCAACCATTGACGTTAAAACTCGCAACCAAAGTTGTACTCCCCCCTTTGGGGGAATGTCTTTGTCAGAAGCAATAGTCATTAAATACCTGCGCTTTCCATCAACAAAATCGTCAATGCAATCAAATCAGTCCAATAAAGGACACCAAGCCGCATAAGCGGCTTGTTCCCTTGTAAATCCAACAGTTGGAAATTACAAGGACACGGGTTTGGCAACAAGCCTGCACCGTCGTTTTGACCTATTTCACAAATATGTATTATAATATGTATGTGTATGTATGTAAATATGTATGTATATGTATATGTATAAATAAATGTGTAAATATGTAAAGAGATTTTTAGTTTGTCTCTCTTTGGACAATAACTTTAGCTATTCTTGTGGACCCCAAATGGGGTAGGACCTGCTAAGGCCCCGAAAATAATCAAATATAAATCGACAAACGAACGCACAATTAAGGCGAACATTGGTTCGTCGAAATACACTCGAGACTCTGACACGCTGACGCGTG